AGGCCGGCAAAGGTCGGGTCGGCGATCGTGGCGATGGCGCCGACGGTGGCGATGCCTCCTGGAACCAGCTTGTCGAAGGTACAAGCGATCTGGAGCGCACCCTGCGCACCGGGCGTGATAGTCCCGTTGGAAGCGCAAGCGCTGAGTGTCAGCAGCGCCGAGCCGAGTACGAAGTGTTTCATTTGATGGCGTCCTCCTGAGGATGTGCCGGACTGTCTCCGTCAGCCCAGCGGGTGACGCGGCGCATGATGCCGCGGAAAATGACGTGGACCAACGGCACCGTGCAAGCGACACCAATCGTGATCAGCTCAGTGCTGGGCACCACGAAATCGCCGGCGTTCAGGCACTGTTGTATCCACACGGAAAGATCAACGAGGGCCGAACCGCCGAAAGCGACATTGGCCGACGTCTGAATGCTCATGTCTGCCATCACGTAGTGACTCCCGCGATGTGTGATGTCTGTGGTATTACCGACACGGCCCCCGGCACCGTCATGAGATTGACGAGCGTCGGCTGTGCGAAGTGCTCTTCGGTATTCCAGTTGAAGCCGTTGCGCCCGGTTGACTCGCGCAGCTCGCCGTGATGCAGCCAGAGGAATGGAATGTCCTGATGCCAGTCCAGTCCAACGCCGTAACCGTGCGCGAACTCGCGTTCATTGACGAGGACAATGTTTGTATTGCGTGGATCGCTGTGGACACGCCGCCAATGCTCGTTGCTGGCTCCCGTCGGCGGATTTATCGCCCAGGCTGTGCCGGGCAGTAGGGCGGGGTCGATGATCAGCTGTGCCGTCTGTCCGCCGAGGCTGTGTCCGGTGTGGTGCCAGGGTAGTGATGGATCACCGAGCGCGTGGATCTTGGGCACAATGTCGGGGAGTACGGCACCGAACCCATGAGGAAGCACCGTGCCCCACGGCGAACGCCATGGAAACAGTTCCAAGTCCGCCAGCACTTCACGTGGATCGTTGTCCTGCGTGAAGCAAGTGCCTTGCGTGATGCTCAGATTCTTGTCACCCCAGCGCACGACTGTGACGTCACGTCCGGGAACCTGCACGACGCCGCGCCAGACGAAGCCCATTGCCTCCAACGCCGCGCGCCGCGCGCTGAGATCCTTTGTGTACACCTCGATGGAAGCGCGCGTCATGAGTACGAGGTTCGTCACGAGGTTCGGTACGTCAAGAAGACTCATGGGACCTTTTCCTCTGAGTAGAAGGCGTGCTTGCCGATGATCCCGTCGAACGACGGCGGCTGCCAATCGTCAGGCTTCGGGTTCGGAGTCCACCCAGACGGAAACGGGTCTGTCGCAACGTGATAGTGCGTCATCCGTGGCGACCACCACGGTTCCGTCGGCGGAGTGAGGTCGCCGAGCAGCACGCCGAGCACCGTGGCGCAGACGCGGGCCGTACCCGGCGATCCAGGCTTGAGGAGGAGAAGCTGTGACCGTATCGGTCCGGGGTTCATGCAGCTGTACTGCCACGGCGCTTGACACACTGATGCGAGACTACCATTCCCGAAGATGTGGATCGGCCGCGTGCGCGCCAACAGCGCGCGGTTCACCATCGTGTAGATGACGGCGGTCTGACCTTCGATCGGTTCGCCGCGTGCTTCACCGTACAGCGTGCGGAATACAACGTCAAAATCCTGGTCTGTCCAGGACGTCAGCGGGCCGTTCACTGACCTGACTCCTTTGGTCCAACGAGCGCGCGCTGCTCTACGCGGAAATGCTGAGCCACGGAGCCGGAAGCGCACGCCGTGAGAAAGTCGTCTATCCGGCTGTGGCACGCGTCCACACTCTTTTCGATGCGGTCCACGCTCTTGCCCATCGTGTTCATTGAGGCTTCCACGGTAGCCGCGACGCGCCCCACGAGCAACCCAACTTGCTGAAGGTCATTCTGGGCCGCCGCCGCGTGGTCTGACATCATTGCCTTCAGATCGTCCATGACACTCTTCCGGAATGACACCAGCGCCGCACTGACGCGCTCGTCAATGACGCGGGCTTGCTCTGCGAGCCGTTGGTTTTTGATCATCGCTTTGTGCTCCAGTCGTCGACGCGCGCGGTTTAGTCTCCAACGACGTATTGGGCGCCACAGTATGCCGGCGAATGCCAGCGCACCGAGAATAGCGCCCAACCCGGCGTCTGCGAGAGATGCCCAATCACGAACCTCGGCGATTTTCTGTCCAAGATCAGTTCCATCAGGCATCTCTACGCACTCTCACGGAAGCGTGTTCGTCAGGATCTTGTCCATCTGAGCCTGCGTCAGGTATTTCCGCGCGCCGCTCTGCGGCGTTGGGCTCACGTCAGTCGCGACCAAGTACCCCAGTTCCTGCTGAACTGAGATACTGCCGAGATCGATCGGCTCACTGGTCTGCATCGCGACCTGAAGGCTGTCATAGATCTCCTTCACAATCGGATCATTGGAGTTCTTGATGTCGATCCGGGTCTGAAGGGGGACCAGCTGGTACATACGCCCCGGCCCCACGGTGGGGAGCGCCGGGTTTTCCGGGGGCGGGGGAGGTGGTATCCAGATCGTCCAGTTGGCGAGGTTCATCGCGTCACCGCCGTGGAATACGCTGTTCGGCGTCACGGCGTCGTTACACTGAAAGAACTCCGCCTCGATTTCCGGGACATACCGACCCGCAGGATCGGTGTCCGTCACCTCGACGTCGTTGTTCTCATCCTTGATGCGAGCCCACTTCATATCAGTATCCTTCAGTCCACAGAAGAATGACCAAGCCGACGCCGCCCGCGCCCGCCGTGACGGTGCCCGCACCGCTGGACGCCGCGCCGCCACCGCCACCCGCGATACCGCCAGCGCCGCCGGTCGCCGGGTTGTTCGAGATGCCGGAAGCACCACCGCCCCCGCCGAACGTACCGCCCGCACCACCGGTGATCGTACCGCTGTTCCCTTGCGCTGCACCGCCGCCGGCACCGAAGCCGCCTTGGCCTGCGGTCGACGACGCACCTACCGTACCGCCACCGCCACCGCCGTAGCCGCCGTTGCCAGGGGAAGAACCGCCCGCGCCACCGCCGCCATCGAAGTACCGCGCGAGGAGACGATGCCAGACGTCGGTGAATGACGACGTTCCAGTGCCACCGTTCCCGGACGTGACAGAAGCCGCGGAGATACCCGAGCCTCCGAACGTGGAACCGCCCGGAGACGCCGTACCGCCGCCTCCGCCGCCAGTCGTGGAAGCGCCGCCGGTATACCCGCCGACGCCAGCACCGCCGCCGGCTTGCGCGTTGGAGGTCGGAGTTCCGCCGAGACCTAGACCGAGGGCACCGCCGCCGCCAGTGACGGTCGTGAGCGCACCAGCTGCACCGCCTGCACCACCCGTTCCGTACGGTGAGCCGGCCGCGCCGCCACCGCCAGCGTTGGAATTGCTCGTAGACGCCGCGCCGCCCGCGCCGCCGCTCGCCGTGAACGCACCACGGATGTTCGCCGCGACAGTGCCGGTCCCCCCAGATCCGCCAGTGCCACCGCTAGCATTACCACCACCAGTCGCGCTGATGAACGAACCAATACTGGACGTCGCGCCCTGGCCGCCGACCGTGATCGTCGGAAGCGTCTGCCCCGGCGTGACGTCGAGGATGCCCATCGCAAAGCCGCCGCCACCGCCGCCGGCTGCGACGCCAGTCTGAACGGCCGCACCGTTGCCGCCGCCGCCCCAGACGAGACAGAGCATCTGAAAGGTATTGTACGGAACGACTTCCGCCGAGTACGGCGAAGCGCTGTTCGTATAGACCTTGAAGTTGTTCCAGTAGGGCGGGGCGACACGCGTCGGCACCCCAGGCGGACGGGGAAAGCCAAGAGGACCCTGGCCCGGAGGAACTTGAATGGCGCTCATTACTGGAAGTCCCCGCTGCGAGCGTTGCCGAAGATGCCCGTCTGGGTATCGTTGACGGTCATCCACATGGAGTAGCCGGACGGCATGATCAACGGCAGTATGTCCGGGTTCATGACGGAGCTGAGATGCGCGTTCCACGCCGGCTGCGAGGAGCTGGCCGCGATCGCCTGGACCGGGATTTCCCTCCAGAGCGTGTACGTGCTGCCGGTCTTCAGAAAGAGACGCAGCATGGTTGCGGTCGTGGTCGCAACCGCCTGGAGATCGATGAAGTCGATGCGCGAACCGGCGGTCGGAGCGATATCCGAAATCTGCACCGCGTTTGACGGCGCGGTGAGCGACGTATCGCCGGTCGTTGCCTTGCTCGGGTTGAACTGAGGCGTCAGCGCAAAGACCGGGTTATTGTTTGCAGTCATGGGGTGTTCCTCTGCTTACAAGCAGTTCTGAAAGACGTAGAGTGTGTTGGAAGGCTGCGGGATGACGTTCAGCTTCTTGCCGACGTTGTCGATCGTGAGCCCGCTGCCGGCGTCCAGCTGCATCAGGTTGCCGAACGGGCCGATCTGCGTCCATCCAGCACCGCTTGCGTCAGGGTTCGTCGTATTGTCGTCCGCCGTGCAGAGCCACCAATGCGACGAGTCTGCACTGAGAACGAGAGCACCCTTGGGGTAGCCGCCGATCGCCGCCGAAAACGTTGAGTCCCACAGCAGCGCGTTCCCGGCTTGCTGCCAGCGGTTCCACGCCGTTGCGTCGAACAGGATACCATTGGCGTCGGCACCGCTCGGAGGGATACCGCCCGCCGCGATAGGGATGAACGTGAGGGGCGGGAAGCCGTCGGTGAAGCTCGCCGCCCCCGGTGTGACGCTGATCTGCGAAGCAATGGGGACGGCGTTCTTGACGCCGGTGTTAGCAAACGGAATTGAAAACTTAGACGGGATGTCACTCTGCTTCATGGGAACGGCTCCACGATATAGGAGAGCTGAACGCCGACCGGCTTTGGCAGGATACCCGTCTGCGTGATGATGGCGAGGTCAAGCGGCGTCAGCGTGAAGTTGAAAACGTACTGCATCTGCATCCCGCCGAGGTCTCGCGCGAAGCAGGAACCGCGTCCGTCGAACAGACGAAGAAGAACTTGATTGATACCGGGAATGGAACCGTCACAGATATTGGACGCCGCTTTCGCTAGGATCAACTGGCGAAACGCTGGGTCTGTGAGCGCGACGTTGTTCGTCGTGGTGGGGCTGAGGTACCACGGCGCTTGGTAGAACGGCTCAGGGCCGAACGGACCAGCCTCTTTCCAGCCGAGGTAATCACCGCCGACCGTAAGGATGCGCCCCGTTTCCAGACCTACGATACGACCCCAGACGTCGAGGCCCCACCCGACCGCGGTGTCCACGTTCCACACTTGATCGTAGAACGCGTCGATCACTTCGGTGGGATCGTACCACTCTTCGAAGTCTCCGATCAACGCCAGCAGCTTGGGGCTCGCCGTGTACTGACTGAGAATGGTCTCATTCAGGTTCAGGTTCGGACGTGTCCCAATGGGACTGGCGCCGATCTTGAACAGACCGATGCCGTTGTCGGCGAACCTGAGAGGATCAAGCGGTCCGAGAGTCATCGCGGTAACTACACTGCCGGGTACGTCAAGATGAAGTCAATCGTACGACCTGAGAGTTGCGCGTTCGTGATCGCAACCCCAGCTGGCGTCTTCAGTGCAAACTGCGTGCTGCTCGACTGGGGGTATCCACAGATGCTGAGCGCGCCGTCATTGCCGACAGGACACGGACCACGCGCGTAGAACTCCGGGGCGATGGGCACCGGCAGACCGCCGATGATCGCCGCACTGGTATCCGCCGTCGTGGGGTATGTGATCTGCCCGTACGCAAAGACCAAGTTACCGATGCGCGTGTAGTTCGCGCTCACTGCGAGTGTGAGCCCTGCACCGGACTGGTCGTTCGGCGTCCAGGTGCCCACGGTCTGCGCCGGGGCGCCACCTTGCGCGATGATGGTGTCGAGGATAGCGCTCCAATCCTGCTTTGCCTCGAACGCCGCTTCCCACTCTGCCGGAGACGGCTGGTAGTTGTACGCCCAGTTCGGTCCGCTGTGGCTCATCGGGTGAAATCCTTAGGCAAGAATGAGTGTGATGTCCGGCGCCGCGATCGTAGGCGCTTGATTGATGTTCACCGTCGACGAGTTCTTGGTCGGTGCGACTGCCTTGACAGTGCGCGAACTTACCGTTTGACTAGTCGACACGGTGTACGTTCCCGTGCCACCGGTCCCGGTCCCAAGCGCTGTGATCGTCGTTCCGTCGGTCACGCCGGTAGTGCCCACGGCGATGTTCTGGCCGACGGCGAGTGTGCCACTTGTGACGGCGGTCACGGTCAGCGTCGTACCGCTGATACTCCCCGTGACGACTGCGTCCGCCGTGTTCGCAGAACCAATGCCGATGGACAGGATCTGCGCCCAAGCGCCGAGCGCGGCAACCCCGGAAAACAGGCGACTCACCAAGAACGTAACGCCGATCTGCGCGCGCGGACCACCGTCGGACCCGGAGAACGCGGCGATCACGGCATTCTGAATTTGTGTCAGCGCGTCACTCGGAATGCCTGCGTTGTTTTGCAGCGTGACTGCTACGGCGAACTCGAGCGCCGGAGGCCGCTCAAAGGTCACGGTGTACGGTACACCGGGTGAAGGATACGGTGACGACGTGTCGTAGACGGTCTCCGTCGTATTCCCGTTGTAGTTGCAGCCCGGCGCTTTCTTTTTCCAGATCGCAGTCGCCACGTCCTGGTCTGACCCACCAACGACTGCGACGTAAAGGCTGTTCGCAACGAGCGCCGCGCCGCCAATCGTAACCGGCGATGTCGTGTCGTTTTCCGTGGTGTATACATCTACGACACCGGCGACTGAAGAAACGCTACCGCGGATAGCGGGGAGTGTACCGACGGCATTTACCGCGACGCTGGCAAACCGTCGCGCTTCAAAGTCCGCGCGACTCTCTACGTCAGTACCGAGAATGCCGTCACTCGGGTTCGTAACACTGTCCCACCCTGTGATTACCTGAAAAATCTGCGTGACTGTGCTGGCGGGGCACGCAATCGGGCCGGTCTGCTGATTGGCGAATTGGATGGTCGCCGTGCCGCCGCCCCCGATCGTACCCCCATCTGTCGCGTAGTACGTGTTCGTACCGTCGGTTACCAACGCGAACTGAGGGATCACGGTGCCCGGAACGCCGGAGCAGGCGCATTCCACTGTCGTCGGGAGCGCCGGGTTGCGCTCTAAGAAGTAGATGCGGCATATGGCGTCCTGCATCCGACCAAAGGCATACGCCGGGTCCACCCCGTTGAAGATGGACAGCATCAGGGCGTTTTGATTGTCGATGACAGCCGTTTCGCTCGTCGCCAACTGCCCTTGCGGTGTCGCGGGTGAGGGGTTGAGATTGCCGCCGAAAGCCGCCTGTTGATCTTCCTGGACGCCCGTGAAGATAGCCGACGCGGCTGGTGCGACAAAGCCGTCAGGTCCAAGCGTGATGGAGGGTACGTTGGTCATCTTAGAAGCTCGCTGCAACAGTTTTGCCGGTGACGTCTGTCACTTGGATCTGGCCGCTGATCTTGCGCCCGTTGAACGCTGTGAAAAACGTCCGGGACTTGACGACGCCGGGCACAAGCGCAGCGGCACTGTTTATTCGCGAGCGTGTGAACTCAACCGGCGCTGGCGAGATGCCCAGAATTTGCTGGTACGGTACACCGCGCGTTGTGTCGTAGAACACTTCGCCCAGAAACGTCCGTGCTTCGCTGGCCGCGTCCTGCGCGACGGCATAAGGCGCGGCGGCGGCGGCCCAGTCGCCACGTGCGTCAGTCAGTAAATCCCACGTACCTGGGTCCAGTAGCATCGTGTCGCATGGTGCCGTAATCGTCATGATGCCTCCACGGCATTGGCGCCAGTTATGAACACCGCGCCACAACCCGCTTGATCAACAAACTGACGAACGATCGGACGACCGTCCGCCTGGGCTTGCGAAGTCCCCTGCATCGGCGTCACCCCGTGATGCGGGATTGGGCACGTGTGCAAGTCCATGGCGCGCACGACGGGCTGACCCTCCGCAGTCACGTCTTCCGAAGACGTAATCGCGTGACCGCCGTGATCGGAGATGCTCATCAGTGTGGCGACAGGAAGCATGTCATACACTCTGTAACGTGTCAACATTGCTCGGCGAACAGACCTGCGCGAAGTAGGTCTGCACCGGCGTCAGCGTGCTCTTGGCGTAGCCGACAAGCGACAGAAATCCGCCGGCTGAAGCAACGCCGCTCTGGGATGACGCATACGCCGCAGTGTCCGCCGGCTCGTAAGCGTTCAACGTGGTCGCATGCCCCGCGACCGTGGACAATACCGTGGCGACGGTGCCACCACCCGCGAGATACGCGACGATGCCGAGCGCGTAGGTGTTGGCCGCCGTTATGGCGGTCGTCGCCGTAAGACCCGTAGACGCGGCAGGGATGGCCGTTGCGGAGGGCCCAAGTAAACCGCCAGCTAGCAAGTCCAGGCCAGGGCCAAGCCCCACCACACCGCCTAGAAACGGCTGCGTGGACACCGTCGGCTGAGAAAGCCCAGATAGCCGGTCCGTGTGAGCCAACAGGTCTGTGTTAGCCGTCGTTAAACTGACAGACGGTGTACCGTTGGTGATGCCGAGCGCGTCTGTGATCTGCGTCTTCTCAGGGCCTGTGATGGTTCCTCCGGTGACGAGACCGTCTAACCCGGTGTCGATCGTGCCGCTCGGAACGAGATTACCGCTGAGCGTACTGGAAGATGTCGCCGTCGGATTGGACAGCACCGCGCCGGGGCCGGAACCGGCGAAGCTGCTGAATAGCGACTTGGCTGGTGCGGGCGCCGTTGCTAGATTGCCGCCTCCGGGGCCGAGCTGCACCAGCGACCCCGTGACAGAAGCCGTACTACCTGCCGAGAGCGTAGCCTTACCACCCGCCGACGCAGTTAGGTCACCGCTCGCAGAAGCAGTAAGCTTACCACTCGCCGACGCGGTTAGGTCAGAGCCTGCCGTAAGAACAAGCTTCGCAACCGCTAGCAGATCGACTTCACCTTCAGCGAACTTCAAATACTGTGATGGCGCGGCGTTCAGGGCGCCGCCGAAGTACATGCCGTCTTCCAGGCTGTAGCGCCGCGCGCTGCCGGGGTTGCCTTGCGCTTTGGTCTTCTTCACAACGCTGATGTCGTGGTCAGCGACTGTCAACCAGCCCAGGTCACCGACGGACGGTGGAGCAATGACGCCGCTCTGCCCGCCCTGGAGCGTGAAGTACGGAACGCCGTAGACGGTCACGAACGGCGTGCTGTTCGCGCCATTTCCATCTACCTGATTGACCAGTGGAAGCACGTCCACGGTCTGTGCGCCTGCATCAACCGCCATGACCTTCACGGGCATTCCTGTGAAGATGCGGTTGATCAGTGACTGCACCACGAACGCGATGGCGTTGTACTGCGAGCCAAGGGTGTTGGATCGAAGCTCACCCTGAAATCCAGAGTTGTCAACCACGCGGCACCGTGATATATCCAGGAATGGTCAGCTGCATCTCAGTTTCCCACATACCGCCGGGGTACTCCGCAGCGATGTCGTGGTTCAGCGTCGTCACAGCCCAGACGCCGTCTACGGGTAATACCTGCGTACCGATTGGGCTCGTCGACTGACCACGCGCCAGCGGAACCGCCGTGGAAATCACTTGGACCTTGGATCCAAACCGTAAGTTCGGCGTGAACAGCGTCTTGACCACGATGCCTTGCGACGTGTACGACGGATACCCGATCATCCCGGTGTCTTTGGAGATTACTTTCGTGTTTCCGGTGCGCGAATTGTTGAACGGCCAGATCGCCAGGATCCCATTTTCGATGATCCAATTGAAGCGACCGGAGTTCGCCACCTTTTCCGCCTGCTGACGATAACTCCCCGGCAGGTTCGGATTATTGAGTTTGACACCCGTGACGCCACTGTTCTCAAACCGCAGGTTCATCTTCTGAGCCAACTGCGACATGATCTGCGCAGCGTCAACGTCGCCCTTCGCGCTGAAGGGGGGAACCGGCGCCATCGCTTCATACAGGCCGGTGTTCGCGATAACTTCGAATGCCACGTCCGGGGCAAGATTGAAATCCGCCCAAGCTTGTGAGATCGTGCCCTGAAAAACTTGGGCCATGCCGTTTTGATCGTCACCGGCCTCGACGATCACACTGTTTCGCCGCACCAGGGCCATCGGAACACCGAGCGTGGACAGGCGGTTTATGAGCCCCAGGTCCAGCCCGTAGATGCGCAGATTTAACTCACCCATGCTGGCGCCACCCGCGATGTTGATGCGGGCGGTCATGCGTAGCGCGGGGATCTTCACCTCCTGCGGTGTACCGGAACCGTCAGCGCCGGTCCCGTACGCGAATGTGACTGAAATCTGCCGCTTCGTGAAGCCTTGAACGCTCATGACAGATCAGCGACTTCTAGGTACAGGAGGACGTACCGCGTACCGAGGCCGGGGTACGACGGATCGCTGCCCGTCACACCGCCTTGTGTGTCGAAAAACGTGAAGTCACCGAGGAAGCCGAAGTAGGCATCACGGATGATGCGGTTGACGTTCTGACAGATAACGCCCGCAAGGATCAACACGTTGTTCACGTAGACGTCCATGTAGAGTCCGGTGGACTCCGTATGTACCTTGATCTGACAAGTCTGACCGTTCAGTTGCACGGATAGCAGCTGTGACGGAACGTCAGCGAGTGGAACTACCTGCATCAGATCAACGCCTGCGTTATGGCAGTTGTGGGCACCCCAGCCCCGACATTCTGCGGCTGCACCGACCCAACGTTGACCGTGTCGGCACCCGCAGCCTGCGCCGTCTGCTGGTTTAGAAACTGAGGAGACCCGGCGACCCGGATTTCCGTAAACCACGCGTCGATCGTCAGCAGACCGACGCCACGTTCCGCGCTACGCTCGAAGTCGTAGTGGCTCATGTTGACGCTGGGGTACGTACCGTCCGGCATCACGATGGCGTACAGGTTCGTATCCGTCGCTATCGTGTCCACCTCGAACAAGAAGAAACCGCGCTCCGCGTCCGAACCGCCTTTGGACATCGTCACCTTGATCTCAAACGGTGACGCGACTTTGTTATAGGACAAGAAGCCGCCGGCTTCCTGCGGATAGTCCGAGACCTGCTGATCCTGCTGAAACCGAACGGCGAGGATGTTGTCCGGATCGAGAACGCGGACGCCGAATTGATCAAAGATGCCCCACTGCGACGGGCCGAGCAAGCGTAGAACGTCCAGCACGTCGTTGAGGAGCAGTACGGCGCGGTTCAGCGTCGTGAAATTACCACTAGAGAGCGCGGGGAGACCGTTTGCCATTAGTTAAGCCCCGCGTTAGCCGGCGTGACCCAATTGCGTTCAGCGAGCTCCTGACGCAGGTCACGTGCGACGCCCTTGGCGTCTGTGGCCTGGGTGTTCACGTTCAACGTGTTGATGGACACAGTTGACGTCGTCGTGTTTGAAGACGCTGTTGCCGTGGCGCGTCCCTGGGCTGACAGTGTGTTTGCCAACTTCGCGCGCTTCACAGCTTCTACAACGCTGTTCGCCGGGCGCTCGTACATGCGCGAAATAATGGATGCAGCTTCACCGGCGTTGGTCGCGCGGTGCAGGGCGTCACCCGCCGTCTTCTCACCGTGACTGAGCTCATAGTTGATGAACTGCAATTGCTCATCACGGCTGGACTGGCGGATATCCTTGCCGAAGACGCGCCTGAACTCGTCCTGACGATCTTGGTGCCACTGCTGCAAACCATAGGCGGCACCGTTGTCACCGACAGCACGGTCGTCGCCGCCGGACTCGGCCTTCGTGTTCGCAAGAATACCGATCGCCTGCTCCCGCGTCCAGTGACCACCCGCGACTAGTTTATCCACGTCGCTCTGCGGAACGCTGCCGCTGGACTGCTGCGTGATCGGGGCGGGCTGACCCGTCAGCGCGCCGACGATGCTGCGCCCTGGAGGCTGAACGATAAGCTCGTTGAGCTCATCCTTGGTCGGCGGCTTTGGGAACATCTCCGGATGCGCCCGGATATACTCATCCTCGCCGGCGTTGGTCGTGCCCGGCGTCAGAACAGCCTTCGTGGCGAACGCCGCCGCAACCGCCGCCGCCAGGGCGGGGTTGATGGCAACAATGGCTGCGAGCGTCCCCTCCGCCGCCGTGGCAATGCTGACGATGCCGGCAATGGCGCCCGCGACGCGGGTACCGACCCACAGACCCAGAAGAACTTCGGACACCGTGACCCACCCGCCGACAGCCTGCGCCGCGTCGTTCGCACCGTGAATGAACTCACGGATATCGGCGACCACGGTCTTCCAGTCCACCGTCCGCATGTCTTCGATGAACTTCTTGAAGCCCGCGCCGATCTCCTCCTTGTTTTCTTCGAGGAACGTGCGCAGTTCCTTGACCGCGTCGGAAAGCGGTTCGTCCACCTCCTTGAGGATGGTGCGACCGACGCTTTCAAACGTCTGCTGGAGCTTAACCCACTCGGTCTGGAGATGCTGCGCCGCCTTCACGGCGTCGTCATCCGTCGCGGTCTTACGCGCTTCGGCCAATTTCTGCTGGATAACCGACGGACCCTGCATCAGGACGTTGATCGTGTCCTGGTCAAAACCAAGCTGACCGCCCAACGTCTGCGCCATGCTGGCGCGGCCCGTCTCCTTCAGCTTCTGAAACGCCTTGGATAGCTCCAAGAACTGCTCGCCGACGTCGTGCGTGGCACCCAGCTTGCCGACGAGGTTCTCGTCGATCGCCATACCCAGCGCATTCAGCACCGGGATAGCCTCCGACTTGCCAGTCAGCCAGAACGTGTTGAAGGCGCCCGTGAGCGCCTGCATGGAATGCGACATACCTGACGCGCTTCCGCCGGTCTGCTCCGCGACCTGCTGCCACGCGCTGAGTTCGTTCGCCGACAGACCTAGGTTGACGGCGAGGCGCCCGGTCGCCGCGTCCGCCGTCGTCATCTGCTGCGTGAACGACTTGATGGCGTGCGCGCCGAGTAACGCCGCGCCGAGCGCTAGAACCTCGTTCCGAATGCGTGAGAAGTATTGCGCGGCTTGCTTACCGCGCGCGTCCATCTCCCGAGCCGAGCGCGCCGCCTGCGTCTCAGTATCCTTGATGCCCTGAATGACTTCGCGCTGACCCTTCGTAAATTTCGAAGGATCAAGCCCAAACTCAATGACGAGCTCATCAATGACAGTGCGACCCACTTACCGATCCTTATCAGGCGCTGAGTTTACCGCTTCAACCGTGGCGATCTCAAGAAGATCGTAGAGGTCTTCGACGCCGTACACCGTGTCCAGCTCGTGGAGCGTAGCCATCTTGCTAGACACAGCAAGACCGATCAGCTTTGGGACGTTAGCGTACTCGCATCGAGGGTGCGAATCGCCGAGCCAACCGCTTTCAACCTTGACAGTACGACGTCTATCGAAAAACCCGTATGGAGGGCCCACCACTCCGCGCGCAGTTGGACGCGTGTTGACACTTCCTCGATGTCCTCTTCCGCCATCAGGCGACGTTGGACACTTGGATGATTGATGGGATCCGGCCTGATCTCGAAGCACGCCATCATCTCGTCCATCAGCGGTTCGGCGTCTTCGAACTCCATACTGCCGAACGCGCGGATGCCCAGCGCTGCGATCCCCGCCAGACCCTGACTCATGAGTTCCGGCGGGATTTCCAACTTAGACTTGCCGAGCGCAAGCATTGCACGGAGACCCCACTTCTCCCCTTGCGCGGAGGACATTTCATGGAGTATGTAGACCTTACCCTTGTCACGATTGTCTGCCTCAATCGTGATCTCTTTTTCTTTCCGCATCTGTTCAGTCCTCGCGGGTTTATCCCAACGGCGCCGGGATGATCTGCTCGAAGGTGATCTCGTACTCCCGAGCCTGAAGGGTCTTCTTGGCGTCGGCGAACGGCGGATACCGCGTCAGCGAGCCTTTCGTGCAAGTGTAGACCTTGCTGACGCCAGGAACGCGGATAACCGCGTTAGCGTCGAAGGTCTCCTGCGCCGCTTCCTGCGCAGCGTACCACTCCTCGAACATATCGTTGGAGGGGCTGTCGGCCTGGAGCTTGATCCGCACCTTCTTCAGCTGCGGAATGTAGCCCGCTGACTTGCGGCCGTCGACACCGAGCTTGATTTCGGCGGTGTCAACGCCTTCCGTCATGAAAGCTTCGTCGACGTCGTAACCCTGAAGCTGCTGTGGAATGGGGAACACGCTCGTGATGCCGAGCATGAGTACCGAGTTGGCGGAAGTGATTGACATTGCGGGCGCTCCTTACTGCACCGTGGCGGAAGATAGATCGATGGACTGTACCGAACCGCCATCGCAGTACCAGAAAGTGATCGGCCACGGACCGCGCGTCGCGCGGACGCTGGGGCTGGGGACCTTGATCTGAAGATACCAGCCTTGCGCCGTCAGCGCCGGTGCGACGTTGGCGCCAGCTGCCGCGTTGACTTCCGCGATCTGCGCCGAACTGAGCGTGACGCCGACGACGATGCTGCCGAAGTTGATGCCCGCGTTGATCGGGTCCGCGAGAACTTGCGCGATCTGCGCGGCACCCGCTTGCGTAAATGGAGTCGACTTGACCGTCGTCAGGAAGTCCATCAACGCGGCCTGGAGACTGGCGTTCAGCTGGATCTGGTTGAAGTAGCTGTCCGCCCAGTCGAAGGGGCCGGTGATCGTGCCAGGGTAGTAGAATTCCCAGCCCAGCGCATTCTCGGCGTACTGTCCATAGTAGTTGTACCCGTTCGCGCGGAGGTTCGCGGCCACGGTCGGATCGGTGACCGTCGGCGCGAGCCCGGTCTGCGCCCGGAATGCCCAAGTCGCACGGCCCTTCGTCCGTGTGAAGTCGAGCGACGCGCCGACGCTGAGCACGAACGCAGCCAAGGACGCCGAGTTGTAGATGACCTCGGTGCCGGAGCTGCTAGTGTTCTTCAGGATGTAGCCGAGCGACGACGTCGCCGCGTTCGACAGCGTCGGTGCGGTGTCCACGTCCCAAGCGGCGTATCCGAATCTGTCGGACTTGCCGTTGACCCACGCCGCGAACAGCAACTTGTTCGCATTCCCCGAATTGTCCGGGTCGAAGGTCGTCATGAATGCAGCCCACGCCTGCGAGAGCGTGATGAGCGTATCCATGAACGAACCGGGAGTCGCTGCATTGGCGCCCTGCGAGGTGACGGCGTTGCGGGCCAGCGTGAGGTTCAGTGCGGAAGACAACGCGCCGGAGCCAAACCCGATCGTAGACGCCGAGCCAGTCGTGGGTGAAGTGACCACGAACGCCGACGACACACTGTCGAATGTCACCGTTTCGCCGATCGCCGAACCGATGGTGGTTGCCGCCGCGGAGAAGCTGGTCGCCGCGGACAGGTTCACACTGGCGCTGGTCGCCGGAGAACCGTTGACGGTGACGCTGATGTCGTAGGCACCGACAAGAGCTTCGGAGGAAACGTGGCTCGACTCGGAAAGACTGTAGAGACCAACGCCGCCCGTCGTGCCACTGATCTGCCCCGTCACGCGCGAACTCGCCGTCACGCCGGAGCCCGTGATGAGCATATTCGTCGTGATAAGTCCGACGGACTGCGCCGTCACCTTCATCGTGGCGCTCGTCGCCGTGATGGACTCACTGGCAACGGACTGCGCCGCGCTGACGCGATAAGTGCCAGTGCTGCCCGCCGAGCCCGTCAGCTGCCCAGTGACGGTCGTTCCCACAGTCACGCCGGAGCCGCTGAGTACATCACCCGTTTGCACGCTGCCGGCGCCGACCGCCGTCACGTCCAGAACCGTGGACGTCGTGGTGCAGCTGGCAGACGAAGCCGTCGTCGCCTGACTGGTCGTATAGTCGCCATCACCGCCGCCGGTCGGCCCGTCAACGATGAACGTATTCGCGGGGATGCCAGTGCCTGCGACGACGTCGCCTATGGAGATAATACCGACCGTGGACGACGCGGTGAGCGTCACGCCACTCGCACTGCCAGTGAAGCTGGCACCGATCGACGCCGTGACCGTACCACCGATCGAGCCGGTGATAGTGGCGGGCTTGATCGCCTGAAGCTGCGCCAACGACATCGTCGCCAGACTGGCCCCGCGAAGATACGCGGCGACCGGAACCTGGGGATACTGCGCGAACAGCAACGCATTCGGCGTGTCGTCGGAGTTGACAAACCCGCCGAAGTAGACATCGGCGAGCGTGGCCTCCGTGGACGACGGCCCGAAGTACGCCGAAACGGCGTCGGTGGTGGGCAGACTGATAACGGTGTTGATCGGGACGCGGCTGCTGTTCGTCAGCATGAGTCCCGCGAGACTAACCGCCTCGCCACCCGCCCCGAGTACAGACGGCGTGACGGAGACGATTTCGGAAGCTGAAATCGACATTCAAGTCTCCAGTTTATGAAGGTGGGTACGCTTCGTCGACGTTGATCACGGTCAGCACCACGCTATCCGCGAACTGTTGCGGTACTTTGACCGTCGGCGACGCTTGTAGATACGCGTCGACGGTCCAACGTTCTTCTACCTGCTGCTGATCATTGTCGAACGGCAGCTGACGGGGATCATCGCAGTACAACGGCGTGACCTCGTAGGGCTGCGCTTCGAACAACGAAACGCCTTGCTCATCACGGAACACCGTGCTGATGATCGTAGCGTTCTCCGGCGAGTTGGGGCCGTGGACGTCAAGCTGCACACGCATCTTGAGCGCCTGCTTCATGTCGGTGAACCCCGCCCAGACCAGACCGCTCACCGCAGTCTGCGTCGTGTCCACAGTGTAGACGCCGACGCCGCCGGGTGTTCCGGACTGCTGCGTCAAGACCGTCGTATTCGTGGTCACGTATGGGCCAGCGAGAATGCTGCCGTCGGCGATGGTTCCGACGATGACGTCGGTCACCGTCATGCGCACGCCGACGATGGACGCCGTGAATGCCAAATCTTCAACGGAGTCGACGTTCGTGCCGATGCGTTCACGTGTAACCGGCAGCATACCGACCCAGTCGTCAGACTTCGGCTCCGGCACGCGGTTCACCTGGAGCCGCGTCACCTCGACGGTGCTCGGTAAGATCTCCGTCAGCACGTTACCGATTGCTGCGAAGATCTGCGCTTCGGTGAGATCAATGAGGAAAGCCATCAGCCGTTATTCTGTAAAGTGACAGCGACCTTGGTCCAGGCATCCGGGGCTGCAGAGCCCCATTCTTCGAGCGCCTGCGCCACGATCCACGTCGTGCTGGTGAGCGGCGCCGGGGCGCCTGAACCGAACACGAACTTGTCACCGCCACGTAGAGCTTGGCGGTTCACGCCCTCGGAGTTGCCGAGAACGTAGATGCCTCGCTTCTCACCGTTCATGTTGACCCCCTGCAACTGCGTGAGGTCCTTGAAGGTGAGCGCCTGGACCTGCGCAAGAACCGTCGTACCGGCGTCGTACGACGGAACTTGTTTGTAGTCCGCAGACTTCGTGTAGCCCGTTGAACGATACAGCGTCGCCGGGATGGGAGGATTTACCATCCCGATCGCGCCGCCGACGATGCCGCTGAGGTTCATGGGGCGCCTACTACCCTTGGAACGCGACGCTGTTGATCTGACCGGTCGCCGCGCCCGCCGAAGTCGTGACGAGCATTACGATCTCTACGACCATGCGCTGCCCCGGTACGAGGCTCGTGCCCGTGATCGTGAAGGTGTACGTCGCCGCAGTGCCGGTGAATTGCTGCGCCGCGCTGGTCGTCACCGCCGACTCGACGCCCGCCGCGGACTCCGTGTACGCGGTCGGGGTAAGCGTGGTTGACGCCGCCGTGACGGTACCGCCCCCGGTGTAGTTGGCGTTGATGAGCAGCGGAATGCTCGTCCCGGCTATGTAGGTGTCGGGGATCGTGAACTCAAAGATCACCTTGTCGGTCTTGGCCGAAGCCGAAGTCGCTTCACCGACGAGCACCATGCTTGAGCCGGCGGTCCGGGAGATACCGACGGTGCCCGAAGGCGTGCCGGCCGCGGCGGTCATCGGCACGCCGAGGTCGGACTTGCCGTCACTCAGTTTGAGATATCTCGTCGGGCTCGTCGCGCCGACGGGGACAAAGGTCGTGCTGCCGACCTGCGGAACGGCGCCGATGCCCGCCGGCTTGAACAGAGTCGTGTAGAGCGTGCCGCCGGAGACCGACTGGTTCTGAATGTAGAGCTCCGACTTGGACGGATCGGTCAACGCCGCAGTCGGTAGCGGTGCTGGGATCTGGTCGGTGGTCTGGGACTGCGCCAGCGCCGCCATCGGGGCAAGCGCCAGCGCCAGGATCAGGGCGAGATGGCGAAACGGTAAGCGCATGATGATGTTTACTCCTCGACGTTGTAATCGACGCTGTTGAGCATGTGGCCGGTGTCAATGAGCGGCTTCGCGCTGCCCTTCGCCGCCACCGTGGCGGGCTTCAATGGAGGCGACGTGACTTTCGTTATCGCCTCCTGGATCTGCCCTTTGACGTGTTCGCCCAGCAAATTCAGTGAGCGAACAACGTCATAGTCATTGACCTCAAGTAGATGGCTGAGGTCCTTGCCCCACTGGTTCCTATTCCGCGCGATGGTGGGGCGCATGAAAGGCCGCGCAGGAATGCCCGCCGCTGGAGCGCCGTACTCGTGGATCGCGGCGACCATCGACACGGCTGTTCCGTCGGGGTACGTGGCACCCTGTAGGAAGCCGACTCGAAGCGTGGGCTTTCTGCCGAGCTTCGCAGCCAGTTCGTTCAGAACGCGCGCGACCTTGTCGCCGCCGCTCAGAGACACCGTGAACCGCCGCGCCCCGGGAAGGCGTTGAAGTTGCGGCGCGGTCCCGGCAGATAGCGCATGGTGCGATACGGGGCGCACGCGACCCAGAACATCGCGCCATACACAGTCTGATTGAACCACGCCGCGTTCGCGTTCTGCGGGAAGTCGGTGGACACGGAAACGCTGCCCTGCGAGGCGGAGGAGATGCGCCCGACCAACGGCCCGGCGGCGCCCTTGGACGAGCCGAACAGAAGCTGAGCGCAGTGCGCCACCATCAGGTTTAGCAGGTTCGTCTGCTGCGCCGCCGTGGTAACAGGACCGCCGCCGTCGTTCCGACAATACGTCTCCGCGAGCGGGAGGATGACCTGCTCCGCCTGCGGCTGCGAGACCGTGGTCGTGAACTCCGGAAAGAGGAGGAGCCAGCTCGCGTAATTGAAGGTGACGGCGACGCCCATGTTACATCGCTTCCTTGTTGAAGGTGGAGATGCCGCGCGGCAGGTTCTGCGGGTCGATCGGCTCGAAGCCCATCAGCTGACCCTCGTACTCGCGGATCTGCGCCTCGACGTGCGCGCGATTGCGCCCCCAGACGAGCAGCTTGTTATTCACGAGGTCGGAGTCGGAGTTCTGCCGGATCCACTCCTTGAAGAACGCCTCAGGGACGTTCTCGGTGATGGCGTAGGAAGCCGGCTGATGCGGAAGCGCCTGTTGCGCGCTGCGCACCGAGTAGCCCTTGAGGCGAACCTCGCCGTTGAGAGCGCCTTCCGCGACCGTGCGAGGGCGCGCAAGCTGAACCGTCTTATAGCCGCCGTCGCGCTGGGGCTCCGGCGTGTCGGTCATGTCGAACAGGCGGAGGATGAGACCCGACGGGTGCTTCAGTCCAACGCAAACCGTGGTGAGAGACGCCATGTGATTTCCTTTTCTAGGCTGAGGTCCCCGACGCTGCCACGCCGGGGATCCTTCGGGTTGAGGTTGAAGCGGCTAGACGCCGACCATCTGCGCGATGCCCATCGGCATCCGCAGGATCGCGCCCCAGACGCCGGAGGTCATCTTCTTCTTCCAGCTGCTGAGCTGACGCACGATCGGATGCGTCCGCAGCTTCTCGTTGAAGGCGCAGTAGCCAGTGTCCTGGCCCTCGACGTCGTCGACGATCAGCTGAACGAGCTCGCCCGCCGGATTGCCGACCGGATTGGTCGAGGACTGTCCGCCGTACTGCACCGCCGAAACGACGCGCAGGTTCTTGAGGTTCTTCTTGACCAGATCCTCGACGTTCACGCCGAAGCTGTTGGTCGCAGTCATCGCGAACTCGCTCTGCGGCGACAGAGCCAGCGTCATCTTCGAGTTCTTATCGACCAGACCGGCGGTCTGCTTGATGAGCTGAAGGTAGAGCGACTGGATGTCGGCATAGATCTCGTTCGCGGTGGCGACGATCACGCCATTGTTGACCCACTTCGTGCCGCCGGCCGCTTTGGTCGACGGAGTCAGCGCGGCCGACAGGTTCGGGTCGTTGAGGATGCCGTAGTTCTGCAGTCCCACGACGCCGCGGAAGTAGGCCGAGTTCATGAACCGGGCGAGGACAGTGGTCGACGCCTTGTCGATTTCGCTGACCCAATTCACACGGCCGAGACCGGCGCGCGCGACTTCGAGCTCGCCGTACTCGCAGATGGACTGGAACAGGTACGCCTGACGCTGAGGCCAGTTCATGTTCGCGCCCGAGCGGCCGTTCTCGTTGAAGTCTCCGTAGCTGGAAACCTCGCCGGTCTGCTCGACGACGGGGAACATGGCGGTCTGGTCAACCCAGGTGCCCTTCTGCTTCTCGCCGAAGATCTCGGCCGCCTTGGTCGGGGCGAACAGGATCTCGTAGACCTCGGGATCGATCAGCGTCGTGAGGAACGCCGGGATCGCCGAGTTGGCTTCAGTGCTGAGCGTGGGCAGTGCATCCAGCGCCATCGGGTCGAAACCCTCGAGCGCCGCGCGGCCGTCGAAGCCGAGCAGTGATGCGTGGTCGCACGCCAGACGCCAGTCGCGCTTGATGGCGTCGGTGACGTAGGACCGCGCGCCGGTGAGATGAATACCGGCGGCGGAGAACATGGGGCGATGAGCCTGGAAGGCGTCCATCGCCACGCGGAAGTCGGTGAAAGTCTTCATGTGTCAGTTCTCCCTTAGGCGTGCGGCTGGCTGGTGATCTTGACCAGCTCGCCGGCGAGACCCGACGACACGACGCGGAAGTTGGTCTCCACGTTCGACACACCGACGTCGATCTCTTCCGAGCCGACCGTCTGTGTGAGGTTGACGTAGTAGGTCCCCGCGCCGCCGGTCCCGGTGCCCAGCTGCGTGATGGTGGTGCCGGCCGTGACGCCCGAACCCGTGACGGTATCGCCGAGACCGAAGGTGCCCGCGACGGTGCCGCCAACGGTCAGCAGACCGTAGGTGAACGTCATGGCTTCGGAAGCGACGGTCTGCTCCGGGATGCTCAGGTAGTAGCGCCCGATGCCGCCCAACGCCTCGCCCGAAAGCAGAGGCAGAAGCTGACTGACGATCGCCGATCCGGTGGCGACACCCGAGCCGGAGCCGAGCACCGCACCCGCAACGATCGGATCGCCGCTCTCGGCCGTGACCGTGAGCACGTTACCGGCGATGGAGCCGGTGAGCGTGGCGGTCTTGGCTGCGATCGTGGAGGCGCTGGAGGTGCCGCCCGCCGTCGGAGAGCCGGTTGCCGCGAACGTAATCTTGCCGTTGGAGAAGTTGGCGTATGCCTTCTGACCAACGAGGGCCTGACTGGCGCCGTCGTTGACGACAAAGAAATCGCCACCGTCGAACAACGTGACCGGGAAGCCGGCCTGGACCTGCTGACCCGCCTCGTCCAGATAGGTCGTGATGAGACCCTGCTGATCGCGGTGGACGAAGCCGGCCGGGGTGCCGGTGCCGAAGTCGTTGGCGACAGCCGGAGCGCCGTCACCGTCGACGGGGTTGGAGGTGAGCCACGCGAAGCGGCCAGTATGCAGGCTCACGCCTGCGATGATGCCGCCGGGACCGGCGACTACGGAATGCCGCGGATTGGACGACGCGAAGTCGCCCGCCACGGCACGCGCAGGATCATAGTAAGCCTGCGTCTGAAAGCCCTGCGAAGAGCTCATGGTTTCTCAGTTCCTTCTGCTGATAGTGGGGTTTAGGCGCGGCCGGCGACGTGCGCGTTCTTACCGAACACGTCGTCGAAGCCATAACCTTCCGGCGCCTTCGCGCCACTGCCACCGCGCGGCGCTGCATCGAACGCCGTGCGGGTCTCACCGGGCTTGGTCTGCACGGCGAGAATGCTCTTGAACGCGTCGGGGTGTGCGTCGCCGACGTCGACCTTGAGAGTGTCGAGCGCGGTCTTGTAGACACCGCTCGCCGAATCGAACGCACCCCGGAGCGCGCCGACCCAGGGGCGGACGAACTCCTTGGCTTCCTCGATCGCGGCGTGCTTCTTGTTGTTCGCGTCGAGCGCCACCTTGATCGCGGCGTCCATCGCCTTCTTGTCGACCATGTTCTCCTTCGGATCCTTCGCTTCGTCCATGGCGTCCTGCTCCTCGCCGGCGCCGAACTCGGCGTCGTAAGCCTTCATGTCCTCGGCCGAAAGCTTGGACTGGAGGAACTCACGACGCTTCTTCTCGTCGTCCTCGTCGCCATCCATCTCGTCGTCCTCGCCACCGCGTAGCTGGTTCGCCGCCGACGGACCGGCAGCCGAGTTCGGCTCCATATTGGCGTCGACACCCTCGACCTCTTTCTCGAGGCAGTCGAGGAACTCGGTCACGTCCTCGAGGCTGGCGTCCTTGGCGAGCTTCTGACCAGCCAGCTTCGTCACGTCGGCCGCGATCCGCTTCTTGTGGGTCTTGAAGTTCTTCGAGGTCACGCCGACGAATACCGGCTTGAAGTCGATTGCCGCATCGGCCGCGAGTCGCGGGCGTAGATGCGTCATGAGCGCCCCGTAGGCCACCATGCCGGCAGCCGACAGGGCGGTCTTTTTACCGCTCATGTCACTCTCCTTGGTTGTGAGCTTGCTATCGCCGACTACGACATCAGGACCGGCGCGTCCTTCTTCGACAAGGGCGACGTGATTGAACGCGATATTGCGCATCACCCCGTCGTAGTGCTCACCCTTGTATTCTCCCGGCGTCATATCCGCCGAATAGTGGTAGGCGCAGGAAATCTGCTTCTGCTTGTCCGACTCGATGAGCTCGATCGCTTCACCATCCCAGACCGAGAGCGGAGCCCGTAGGTACGGCGCCTTGAACACCGGCTCTCCGGCCACGCTGCCGACCGTGATCTCCCGTGGATGGTCATCGGCGTTGATCGGCACGTGAAGGAGCAGGACCGGCTTGCCTTGCGCCGTGGACGCCGCCTTCTCGAGCTCCTTCGGGTCGCGGAGCAGCATGTAGACCTTGTTCGGGTCGAGGCCCAGCGCCTCCGAGTCCGGAATTTCCTCGCCGCGATACGGGCAGACGTTGGCCTTGCTGATGTTCGTCATTTCGACGAGCAGGTGCCCGTCCTGGTCGTAGGTGCGGACGGACTTCTTGTCGAGGGCGACGAGGCGCCGCTTGGCGTCCATCGCCTTCTTTTCCTCAGCGTGCTCCTTCTCGGCCTCTTCCTCGCGAGTCCACTTGGCAAAGTTCTCGCGCAGCGACGTCCACTCGGACGGGGCCAGATCGACGGCGCCGCCGAGCAGCCGCTCGTCGAGCGTGGCGCGCAGTCCGGGGTGCGTCTTGATCGGGAGGTCATCCAGATCGAACCAGTCGTAGCGGTCGTGCTCCTCGTTCATCGCCGGGCGAAACGGCGCATCCACGCCTTGCGCGAAGGTGTGGAACGCGAGACCGCCGGGCGAAATGCGCTGGTCCAGGAGCCGGCCCGCTGAGGTCGGCGAAATGCCGAGCTCCTCGTGCGACTCGCGGATTGCCGCCGCACTGGGCTCTTCGCCGTCTTCCACATGACCACCGGGCAGTGACCAGTGACCCTTGAAGTCACCGGCGCCCTTGCCTCGGCGCATGAGGAGCACCTTGGCATCCGGCGTTACGTACAGGGTGCCGGCAGCGTGGCCCTTGATCTCCGCGTCCTTGCCGACGAACTCCTTACCGACCTTCTGAGGGATGCCGAGCGTGGAATTGCCGCTGGCGGCGGCGTACATGGCGCGACGCTGAGCCTCGGAAGTCGGCGGATCCTCCGCGAGGTCCGCCATCAGCGTGTTCCGCTCTTCCTGCGAAATGTCGCCGGCCGCGAGCGCCTTGTCCAGAGCGATGGCGGGGGAAGCGAACGGACCGACCTTGCCCTTCCCCGGCGCTAGATAAAAGAACTTCGTCATTTCGGCTCCTGCGGAAGCTTGTATTTGACTGGAATTATCGTGACGCTGTGATAGTCAGTGACTTTCTGCTTGCGAGGTTCGCCCGCCGGTTCGAACTCTGCGTTGCGTGGTAGAATGTGCTCGTCCTCACTCGCGAATTCATGGTCCTTAGGAAGATAGTCATTCATCTTCAACATCCGCGCGCCTTTCGGCACTTGGATTTCGTAAATGACTTCCTTCTCAGTCTCATAGCCTTCGCTTATGGATTGCGCGACTTCCAGGTTCGTTGTCGTACTGGCGTATCCGCGCTCTGTGTGGTCTTTCTTGTAAACTTCATTTCCAGCGCCACGATACAGCGTCATCGGCTCTTTTAGCGGCTCCGCGGAAGCAATGGCGTGATCCAAACCATCTACGAGCGACTGCTGCTTTGCATTCAGCGGCTTACCTTGACGTAGCGACTTATTCAACCGTTGCGCTGTGCCGCCAAAGTTGGAGTCGCTGTGTGGATCATGGTGCCCCGCGTAAGCAGTCGCAACCTTCGCAATCTGCGCGTGGGAAAGCTTCGTTCCACCGCTTTTCTTCGTAGAAGACGCACCGCTCCCGGAGCCTTCACCAAACTCGCCGTTCTCGGCACGCGGGTGCTTGGACTCTTCGAACTTTGCGTCTTCTACGATCAGCAGGAACATGACACCTAGACCATGTTCCGCAGCTTCATCAGCATCGACTCGACGCGACGCTTGAACTGCGGGAAGTCGTGGAGCAGGGTCAGCGCCTCGGTCAACGTGTCGGCGTCCGGCGGCGCAGCTTCCTCGAGCTTGGTGACGCGGGCCGCGAGCTCCTGGACCGGGGCACCATGGTCGCTGCTATTCAGCGCGGCGACGTCAGTCTTCACGGTTTCGAACTGCACGCTCATTTCGGCGAGGTGGGTGCTCAGCTCCTGGAAGGCGTCGTGCGCCTTGGTCAGCTCGCCGGAGACGTCCGGCGCGGCCTCGAGCTTTGCGAGACGCTCTTCGATCGCAGCGAGCTTGGCGTGCAGCGCTTCGAGCGCGGCGCCGTCGGCCTGCTCCTCGGTGCCGTTCTGGTCGGCCACAGCCTTCAGCTCCGCTTCGGTCTTCACGTCGTCTGCCATCTTATCCTCCTAATCCTGGGATGACCGGGGCAGCAACGCACCGGCAATTTACTAAAGAACCTGGGAAGATGAGCTCCCCGATCGCTGGGTCTAACCAGCCCTCACGAACGTCGTAGATCACGCGCTCCTTGCCGGCTTTCACGTGCGAAGGGCGCGGTGCCTTGCCCCCGGCGCTGTGTATCCAGCGCGCTTGCGTGATGCCGAGCTCCAGCTGTCGCGTGCGCTGGATCATGCTCGTCGCCTTGTTATTCTGATCGCGGGCGATCAACGCGGCGCGATCACGCGTGAGCTTGTATCGCTTCTCCAGCTGATCGGTCAGTGTCTTCAGGTCGCGGCCCTGGATCACGGACCGCATGACCAAGCCCTCCACGTCGGTGAGGTGCTTGGCGGCGATGGACTTGATCAGGGAGACGTTCTCCGCGACCGTGGCCTGAAGCATGTCGTTCACAGCCGGCGTCTTGCGAAACTCCACCGTGAAGCCGCCGCGCTTCAGGATCTTCTTCAGTGCGAAGCTGCTCCGCTTGTCAACGTCCTTCGCGAAGTAGTCGCCCAGGTTCTGGGCCGACTCGTCAAACTGCTTCGTCCAGTACCGCGTCAGCCGGGTCATCGCGGTGCGTAGCGCCACGGCGGGGCTGACGTCCTGAGCCAGGGCGATGATCTTCGGCTCGTTGGCGCGGTACGCCGCTGAAATCCAGTACGTGATGGACCGATGCATCTGATCGATCAAGCTCTCCAGGTTCTTCCTGTAGCGCAGCTGGAACCCGAGGTTCGGGCGCACCGGGCGAAGGACAAGGGGCTTCTCTCTGGAACGATCAAAAGGCAACGGACTTCCTCGGCCCCAGGCGCGCAGAGTTGCGCAGTACCGCTTCTATCTGAGTCGTGTCGGCCACGCTCTCCGTGTTCCGGGGGCGTGGCTTGACCCAGGCTCTCGCGTGGTGTCCTTCGCAATACGGCTTACCGGGCAGCGTCGGGGCGCCACAGCAATCATCAAAGCTCGGCTCGTTCTCCATCCACAGACAGGAGCGCACCACGCCGAGCTCGATCTTACGGTCCGGCTTCGGAAGATCCACCGGATTGCGCCGCGCGGCGTAGGTTTCGCCGGCGTGCATCGTCTGGCGGATTACGGACTCTCGCGATCTGCGAGAGTTCCCCATCGCCCAGCTCACGGCCGGCGCTTCTCGAGCTTGCGCTGGCGCTTCGCGGCGGCGCGCTTCATGTTCTCTTCGTGCTGTGCCCCGGTGCGGAGCTCTTTGCGCGAAGCACTGAGCAGGTTCGTGGCGCGATCGAACGGACGCTGCTTCGGTGAAGGCGTGAACATCGCGCGCGTCATCAGGCAAAGCTCACGGCGACGGTGGCTCCGGTCCCGGGGACGATTACCAGACCGTTGGAGAACGGCACGCCTCCGAAGAGAACCGGAACAGTGGAGTTCGCGGCAACAGTGCCAATCTGGTTGCTCGCGGCAGCGGCGCCCGTCGTCGCGGCGTCGTTGGCCGTGGTCGCTGTGGAACCAGACACAACGGTCGTAACGGTGAATACACGACCAGGACCGGACTTGACGAGAGTCGAAGACGTTATGTTCTCGGTCGTTGCCGCTGCGTTCGCAGCATCGGCGATCTGAGGAGCTTGGGCTGTCATGCTGCGGCTTTCGCCTCCGGTTCTTCGGGTTTCTCTTCAGTCGGTGCTTCTTCCTCACCCTCCCCAGGACCGCCGCCCGGCGGAACTTCCTCCTCGGGCTTCTCGGGCAGAACGTCGGGGTCGATGTCGTTGTAGCCAGACTCGGGGTCTGACGCGAGGCGCTTGCGCACTTCCGCCGGGTCCAGCACGCCAGATTCGATGTATCCGGTGTCGCGGTCGGCGTCCGACTTGCGGAGCTCGCTGCGCTCCTTCTCCGTCATCTGGAAAAGGCGCTTGAAGTTGAACACAATGTCCGGGTCCGGCTTACCCCAGAGGCAGGTCTCGATCACGCCGATCAGCTGGTGCAGATGCGGTCGGATCTGGTGTTCCTGGCACGCATGAATGTAGTCGTAGTACGACCGCATGATCCCTTCGCTGTCGGCGTTCATGCCCTCGGGCTGAATTCCCAGGAGCTTGACTGACGGCGTGTGCGCGACGGCGCACATATGTTCCTGGGCCTGAGCTTGCAGCCCCTCGAGCCCGGAGATCGGGGCCGAGACGTTCTGGAACTGCTCCGTGTCCTTGTCCAGCATCATGATGCCGGCGTTGCTGCGGAACAAATTGAAGAGCTCGGCACGATCGAACAGCGCCTGTCCGTCACCTTGAACGGACTCCTGCATGTTGGTCAGCAGGACCATCACGCTGAAAGCGTTGATGATGTCGTTCACCGACTGCCGCGTCTGGAGCCAGTTGTCGACGTAGGGCTTCGCCAGCTGGCTCAGCGAAAGACCGCCGAAGGAATAGGTCGGCTTCAGAAGATCCGGCACTTCGCGTGCGACCAGCGTCAGGAGCCGCGTCTTGTGAACCTGCGTGCCCTGCGCGAACCACTGCGACGGCTTGTACCAGTCTTCCTTCAGCGGATTGTTGGAGTTGTACGACGTGGGATAGCACCACACCGCTTCCACGGTGCGCAGTGCGATGATCTTCTTTTGCTTGAGCTTGTTCGCGGAGGTGTTGTCCCAGCCGTTACCGATCGAGGAGCGGAGCTCCACGGCGTCATCCGTGTCGCCGGTGTCTATGTATATGTGACCGCGACCGAAGTAGCCGTCCTGCTGAATGGCGCGGCAGAAGACGTCGCGAACCTTGAGTCGATCAAGCTCGTCCTTCAGCTCGTTGATCTTGTCGGTCTTGTCTTCGCTGGTCCCGTCCTTGGTCGTGAGCTCAATCCACTCACGTGTCATCTCGGTGGCCGGCGTCTCGCAGATCATCCGGTATTCCGGGCGCTGCGCCAATTCCGCGAGGTAGGCGTATCCGAGGAACGCAGTCCCCTCGGCGAAGTTCCCCATGAGCTGAGCGTTGGCCCAAGCCGCTGCGCCCGCGAGCGAAGCGTTGTCGTCCATCGCAAGCTTCTTGTCGCGGATCGCCTGGGGCGGGTGATGACGCGAAGGATCGTAGACGTCAGCGCCGAGCTTCTTCGCCGTGACGTCCAGTCGCGGACGACTGTGCGCCTTCGCAAGAAGCTGCGCCGTGCCGCGCGCCATTGCGAGGTCCTGAGCCTTGAGACCCTTGGATTTAGGTTGCTGCGTCGATGCAGGGCGGAGATGGCCTGTGTCACCCCGCACCGACGTCTTACGCGACTTGTTCGTCACAGTCGGATATTCCCACTGAAGTTGCTGAGGAGCGCGCGCTGGGCTTCGTCGCGCACGTCCTTCTCGCATTTCTCCGCGTATTCCTCGAGGACCCGAGCCGTTTCGTCGCAACCCGAGAGCTTCAAACGGAGAGCGGTGCCCCGCGCCGTGCAGGCGTGAAGAAGGAGGTCGGTCACTGTATCCCTCCGCAGATCGGCAGGTTCACGAACTCTGCCACGATCTCACCGATCGTATCGTTGAGCTTATTGCGCTTCGCCGATGCCGCGTACCAGTCGAGACGAACGAGCACTTCGCCGACCGGCGTGTTCAGCGGATAGAGACCCGGAACGGGGCGCAGAAGATGACGCGGCTTGCCGTCTGTGACTGGGTTCATCCGGAACTCCCAAAGATCGCAGTGTTCTGGTGGGGCGTGGTGCCCAGCGCTTCATGACGCGCTCCGCCATGTGGAGACGACCTCGTTCGTAGTCCAGACTGAAGAAGTTTGGGTACGGAGCGCCGCGCTTGAAGTCCAGCTTCCCATGCTCGTAGTCCTGACGACGCTGGAGGAGGGCCTGAAGCACGAACTCTCCAGACTGACGCCGCCGTCCCATTACAACCTCGGTCTGTAGAAGTTCAGCCTGCCGCCGTTGAGCTTCGCCATCCCGGTGGATCGCGCCCTGTTCAGCGCCTCGCCCGAGACCTTGATCTGCTGTTTCTCGAAGCCGGCGAATAGCATGACCACGGCGTCCGCGAGGTTCGGGCTGGGCACGCCGTCCGGAGTCTTATCCACCGCGACCTTGCCGATGCCCGAGGTGATGAACGTCGGCCGGCTGAGCTCCACCTTCAGTTGATCCAGGTGCGGCGTGTCCTTGGATATTGAGATGAGCTCGTCGGGGTCAAACTCCGCTTCCTCGGTGACGGCGAGGTACGTCTTGCGGAAGCGCTCCTTCGTGGACCACCACGCCTGAGCCTTGCGGTTCTGGAAGTAGTCCTTGTTCTTGCGTCCCTCGATGTCGCACTTCTCAGGATTGATTACCGACCCAGAGCCGCGATACGGATCCACCTCGATCCGTCGCGCATGAGGTCTCGCTTCGTTGATCTTGCGAGCATCTCCGCGCACTCCAGCGCCCAGACCATCGGCATCATAACGGAAACGCCGTACATCAAAGCGATCACAGAGACCAAAGGTACGCTCGGTAGTCTCGTAAATGTCAGAACCTTTCCCATGCCAGAACTCCAGGTGTTCGATGAGAATGCCGTGACCGACCACGAAAGCGTTCGCGTCCTTGCCTTCGTCCGCAACATCCAGCGCGCCGTGCTGCGCCCCGGAGACGTCAATCCCGAGACGACGGTGCGCGTTCAGCGCGGCTTCCACCCAGGCTGCGGGAATGATGATCCCCTCCACCGAGGCGGTGTAGTCGATCTCGTACTCCTGGGCCCAGACCACCGGGTTGTTGAGTTCTCGCTGCTTCTTCTCAGCCCACGCGTCGTTCTTGCGCGGATCATCGCGCCAATGAAACGTGAAGACCTTGATGTTGCCGCTGTGTCGCTTCATCGCGAAGGGATTTCCCATCCCGTTCACGGAGCTCATTGAAATACGGCAGTCGGTCGTCGCACTGAGCGCCGCTTCCACGAGCTCGGGGCGCTCCAAGTGCGCTTCCTCGTCAACGAAGTAGATCGCCTTACGATCTCCACGACCGATGTTGTCGCCGCCTTCGCCGGAGATGATGCTCTCGGTCGCCGGGAACTTCAGCCGCATGTGGGGCGCATGATCGGCGCGCGTCCATCCCATGCGGAACTCCGACGGCACGTTTTCCAGGAAGATGCGACCCTTTTCGAAGATGGACTTCGGGTTGCCGGCCTGATCAACGTAGCTCTCGTTGCGCGAGCCGAAGCCGATGGACATGCCTTCGTTGAACAGGCACAGCGTACAGCTGAGCGAAATCGCCATCCACGTCGCACCGCAGTCGCGGGACTTGTCCGTGAGGCCGGACTCGGCTTCCTTGTATAGCGCGATCGCCCACTCCATCCACTCAACCTGTCGTGGAAATGGAATGAAGGGGAGATGGGCCGGCAAACCCTTCGGCGGATTGCGCGGATCGTAGGTCATGCCCCAATCCACGATGAAGTGGATGGGGTGATCGCGATAGAACGCCACGAGCTCCGCAGCTGCGTCCTTGCTCGCACGAATACGACCGAGAGCCAAGGCGCGGTTCTTGAAGATGGTCAGCAGATCGCGGTTCGTTGCGGCGCCGTCGCTCCAATCAACAGATGGGAGCTTGAGTGCCTCGAACTCCTGGACCTTATTCTTTCGAGCCATTGCTCTGGATCAGCGCCTTATACGTGCGTGAAGCTTCCAGCGAGTCGGTGGAGTTCGCGACGATCAGGATGTTGGTGACGTTGCCGCCACCGGCCCCGCCCTCGATCTTCAGATTGCGACGGTACTTGTCAGGGCGCCGCGCCTCGAGCTGATTGATCAGCAGCTGGTCGCTGTACTTCACACGATGCCCGACGACGTCGCCCTCCTTGTTGAAGATGGGCTCCTCGATCCCGTCGGCACCGCGCTCCGTGGCGGCGTCTTCCAGACGATCGGCGCCCTCCTCCAGAGCTTGGTCCCACGCCACGGCGAACTCGGGGTATTCCTCGCGCCAGCGGTACATCGTCTTGCGATCTGCGTTGATTGAACGCGCCGCTCGGGTCACCGACCATCCTTCGCTGAGCACCGTGATGAACTTCTGGATGATGTCCGCGCTGTAGCGAACCGGCGGAGTATCCGGGATCTTCGTGCTGCGATCTCGCTTCGGAGCCATGGAACTCAGGCCCGCGCACGCAGGAGGGGGGCCTGGGCGGTCCGCGCCGAAACCGCTTCCACCTGGGAAGTGAGCAGCTCGACCTCAGTTGGCCGACCGAACATGCTGACGAACACCTTCAGACGCTCCCCGTCGTGAGACGCCACGATCCCATTGAATGAAGTGAACGGCCCACTAATGATCCGCACGTCCTCTTCCACTTCATAGACCACGGTCGGGTCGTATTCCAGGGAACGCGTGAAGTCAAACTCACCGGCCGCGTGCCGTTCCATGATCTCTTCCACCGCACCGAATGCAGCGGGCTCCGGGCGCTCGTCCCTCATCGGGAAAAGCCCCTTTACGCCTCGGGTTCTCGTGATCACACGCCATCCCGTCGCATCAACGTCGAAGCGCACGAACATGTAGGGGGCGAACAGCGGGAGTTCCATGACGCGGGTCGTTTTCCGTACCCTCACGTCTCGCCGAAGCATCGGGCAAAAGCTCTCGATCCCAGCCCTCAGCAGCGAGACCTGCGCCAGCTTGTGGTCCCCGAGATTGAATTGAAGACCGTACCATCGAGATCCAGATCCAAACGATCTCGTCATGGTCTGCGGCGCCTCCGGCAGCGGATCATCCGCCATACGCGGAACCGCCTAGGCCGAAGCTTGTACACGAAACCGCTGCGCTCACGCAAGGGGGGAATCGATGAGAAGCGTAATCACGATGCAAGACCAAGGACTTAGCACTCAACGGGGTGGAAAATTACACATTCGCCGAATTCCAAGACAAAAACCGTAATCGGAAAAAACCTCAATGAAATCGGGCATTTCTATCCCTTAAAATTACACAATTACACAATTACACAATTTTGAATTAATGTGTGAATTAAGAGTGTGTGTTTATATGATGGAAATATAATAGCTATTAATGTGATTGGACCCCATATACAATAGGGCGGATGTGTAATTGAAAAATACCGTAATAAGCAGCATTTACAGTGACTTAACACCGTGGCCCCCCGGCCCGGATGTGTAATTTGTGGTATCTAAATACGCGAAGGAGGATCACGGAATGCAGATAGGCACTCTCATCAAATTGCCACACGACCTACTGGAGCAGGTTGAAGAACGCGTCTTGGAATTGCGCAGGCGCACCGGGCAGGGTGTAAAGGGGTTAAGCCGCACCTCTGTAGTTACCGACGCGGCCACGGCGGCGCTGGAGGCTTGGCTGGCGCTGCCACTACCCCCGGAACCGCCGAAGCGGCTTTCTTTAGCGCAACAGCAGGAGGAAACGCGTCGTAAATCTCTACAGATTATACGGGACGCGATTGAAAACGCGCCGTTGAAGTCAACTGAAGAACTTGAGATGCTGGGACCTGTTGCGCGGCGCGCTGAGCTTGCGCGTATCGAACGACATAAGGTAAAGGCGCCCAAGCCCGCAGCCCGTAAGGCAAAATAAATACGCCTTTCCGCCTAGAAAAGTTTGTGCCACCCTTTGCCGGCTGCGAGCGCGGCGCCGCGTTGCCAAGGCGCGATCGTGATGCGGTACGTCCTCCCGCTCATTCACGTGCCGCGCTCGCAGCACCTTGGCAGAGGGCGCAAAGACGGCAGGGGGCGACCAGCGTGCAAAATCCCACCTCTATGTATACGCGGGCATGAGCCGTGGCAGGTATCAAGCTCAACGGTAATACGCCGCATTTCGCGTCGCAGTATTCCAGCGTGGATCAGGTCCACAAGGCAATGCTCGTCAAGGCGCGCACCTCAGGGCTTTCACCCAAGGATTGTGAGAAGCTGGGCTTTCAGGCGTTCACGGCCGATCAGGTTGCCCTGAAGCTCAC